TAGACCTGTGATGAATGCAGGGTAGAATAACTTAGACTTGATAATCTTTTGGATTGAATCGAAAGAACCAAACTTAGTAAAAGTCTCATCTTTACTTGGAACATAAGATGCTTCAACTGCAGGTTGAGCAGAAGGTGCTTTGTATGCCTTCTCGATTGCTTCTGCAGTAAGATTCCACTTACCAATACCAATCTTGTATGCTTTCAATCTCTTACATGCTGTAGCATATGAGATAGAGAGAGTCTTACCTGCTTCTCTGATATCATTACATCCTACGTTGTCACCAACTTTGCTAGTTAGATACTCAACGAGTTGTTCTGTTGTTACTGGATTTGGTTCAAATGTCATTGTTTTAGTGGATTGATTTGTTTGTTATGTACTTATTATAGCAGGTACATCTGCTGTGTGCAACAGTAGTGGACACTTTGTGAAGTGTCACGCTATCTGTTCGATGAATTTGTTGAGCACAGTTTTGTTTGTCATCTTAGAACTCATATGTTTTTTGAATGCACGTCTTAGTTCTGCGTTGGTAGCAACTTCTCCTTTTGAGGTTACTTCGATCTCATCAGAAGACTCACCTATGTTTCTGTCTGGCATATAGATTTGCTCAGAGAAACCCATTTGGTTTGAGATTGAAAAATGCTTTTGCTTCTTCCACATCTTGTCAACATCGATACCTCTAGTATCTACATCATTGTATCTTAGAGTACGACTTAGTTCACCCTTACTGCATAGTCTGATACCTATCCAGTTGTAATCAGTGATCTCTCTGAAGAAAGATACGATCTCTTTTGTTGTGTGATAATGTGATGTGTTGATCTTCTTAGTGCGACCTGTCTTTTTATCACGAAGGAAGAATACAGCATAGTTTTGATGTGCCATACATCTAGTGACTAAGTGACCGTCTCTCTCATCATACCATGTTGGTTCACCTTGCTTCCTTGCATCCTCAACAAAGTGCATTGGGTTTGATTCACCATCAGTTAGACATACAACGTGAACCTTTTGTACATTCTCTTCTTTCTGTAATCTGTCAACAAGTTGACGAGTACATAAGATTGCTTCAGCAAGTGGTGTGCCACCTAGTGTATACTCCTGATGACAGTTGAGTCTGTATCCACCCATAGCAAATGCTTGCATAAAGATTACCTTCATAGACTCATCTAGAGACTTAGCATTCTGTTTAGAAGATAGTAACTCAAGTAACTTGAATGAATCATTGATGTAAAGATCATTCTCTTTGAAGAAACCTGTTTCTAGACCACCTCTACCACTTCTAGAGAATCCATCTTGGAATGCATAAACCTTGAAAGGAATACCTGCTTTTCTGCAGAACCAGACTAGATTGTAAACTTGCTTGAGTGTATCAAGTAAGACGTGTGACATAGAACCAGACCAATCAACATGGAATATTAGACCGTGATTCTTACCATCAGGTACAGTTGTAACTCTTTTGAAGATATCATCTGTCAACTTGTACTTGTATAGAGAGTTAGTGTTGATAACACCTGTCTTAGCAGTTGCCTGTCTCTTGTACTGATCAGCAGACTTCTTCATTTCAAACTGCTTGATAAGATAGTTGACTTCTTTTTGTGATTGTTTTTTGTAGTCAAAGAATTTCTTTTCCATGAAATCTTTTTGCTGATTCATATATTCAATGAATCTGCAATGCTCGTCTTCAGAAACAACATGTTGTTGTTTTGGATTGTAGTAATGCTCTCTAAGATCATCTTGAATCTTTTTGTGACCAATGATGTAGTGATCAACATCAACCTCAGGAATAGTAAGATACTTCCATTCTTTACAGTTGTCATCAATCAATGTCTCTAGTGCTTGATTGAATGCTTCATCAGTAATAGTCTCTGTCTCATCAAAGGTACGCTCATTTCCCATAGTAGGAGTTGCGTTTGGTGTACCTACTGGTGCTTTAGGTTGATTGCTTGATTGCTGTTGGATTTGCTGTTGTTGCTGTTCTTGCTTACCGTCATTTGGTTGCATATCCCACTCCACATCACCTAGATCAGATAGATCCATATCTCCAACATTTTTATCAAGGTCTGCATCTTCTTCTTCTTTCGCATCTTCAATCTTTTCTGCTCTACCATATAGATCGATTGCTAGTTTTACTACCTCATCAAATGTTTCTGTCTTAGCAGCACGATCTACCCATACTTGCTCTTCCTTGGAGAACTGAATGTTTGGGTTACCTTTGAACCATAGATTGATACGATCAATAAAAGCAATTTTTGTAAGGTCTTCATCATTTACACCAAAGAAATCATCGTCATTTAGTTCTGTATATCCTTCAAAGAAACTCTTGCGAAGACCAGGATATGTTCTCTTCATCATCTTTTCAATACGAACATCTTCTAGAACATTTACAAATCCTCTGTTTGCATCGTGGTCTGTGTCTGGTGTATATAATGCGTGTCCAACCTCATGACCAACAAGTAAATCATACACTGTATTAGATGCTGTCTTCCAGATAGGAAGTATGAGAACTCTGTTGACAACATCAAAAGATGCAGTTGTCACTTTGCGATGCTCAACTGTTAAGTTTTCTGTTGCTAGTAGTTTAGCGAGTGTTCCTTTTACTTCTTGATTGATCATGTGTTTCCTTGTGTATGTACTTATTATAATACATTATTGAGGTGTGTGCCAGTTCAATGGACACTTTCTCAACTGTCACATCACCGCAGTTACACTCATTACTGTTGCACCAGGATTACGAGCAAGTGCTACTTGCTTTGCATCTTGATAATCAATAGCGATTACCTCTTCATCCCAAACTTTACCTGCTTTATACAGAGTTACTTTACATACCATTATGAATCATCCGACATTTTTGAGAAATCATTTATCTTTTCAAACTTTATAGTGCGTAAAAACTTATCTAATAGAACATCTCCTTTATGAGAAATGACAAATAGATTAGTTGTCTGTCCTAATGACTTTAGTATTTGCAATAACTCATTAGTTGCTGACGCATCAAGGGATGAATCAAAGACTTCATCAAGTATCAATAGATTAGTTGCTACACTATTCTTCATCCTAGCAACTTCTCTCCATGTAAACAAGAGTGATAGATCTATTTTCTGTTTCTCTCCTTCAGAGAATGATGCATAACTAAAATCGTCTCTAAATCTACTCTTCAACTTCTCATTAAACTCTTCATCTAAGGTAAAGTTTACAAAGAAGTCCATACTGTTCAGATATTTATTGATTAACTTGTTAAAAATCGGCACATATTTTTTGATGATTTGAGATTTTATACCACTATCTTTGAGTAAATGTGATATCACTTGGAACTCATCCAACTTCTTATTAACGTGAGAACAACTTTTCATAGTCTCCTCTAAACTATGTTCAAATTCTACCAGAGCAGATTGTTCTTTGTCAATATTAGGTGTGACAGTTTGTAGTTTGTCTATTTCCTTTTCTCTTCTAAGATTTTCTTTTTGCAATCTTATGATCTCACGTTCTATTGCAGATATATCTGTTCTCATATCGTGGCACTTCATTGATATATCATCTGCTGCTTCTATTTCATTCAACAATATGTTTATATCTGTTTTAAGATTGTTTAAATTTTTTGCTATTGACTCACCAGTTTCTTCTAATGATTTTATTTTCTTATCCTTAAATGTTTTTTTAATAACCTGTGTACAGGTAGGGCAGTTATCATGTGTAGATAGAAACTTAATTTCTTTCTTTGCACTCCTCAACTCAGAGTTTAAAGAACCTTGATCTAGTTTTAAATCATCTAGTTTGGTTCGTTGTTCTGCTGTATCTATTAGTTGTCGTTGCTGTATTTGTAGTTCTTTCTTCTTTACTTTTAGTTCCTCTTCTTGATCTCCCATCTCTACCCAGTTTGCATCTATCTTATCTTGTATTTCTTTCTGTCTATTATCATTTACTTCTTTGAGTTGTTTTAAAAGTTTTGTTTGTGCTGATACTTTCTGTTCTGCTACAGTTAATAGATGATCACATTCTTTTCTTGCTGCTAATGTTTCTTTTACTCTATCTCTCAACAAGAGATTCATTTTTGAGAAGATCTTGATGTCCAGTAAATCTTCGATAACTTCTCTCCTGTGACTTGCTCCGAGTTGCATGAAGGGGACAAAAGTGGATGAACCCAAGATGACGACTTGCGTAAAGGATTTGAAGTTGAGTTTGAGTATCGATCCTTCAAGATACTTCTGAGTATCGTTCGCTGCTGCGTCTTGGTCAACGAGTTTGTTGTTTCTGTACAGTTCAAATACATTTGGTTTAATACCTCTAAATACACGATATTCATCTTTACCAATAGAGAAAGTAACTTCTACTTTGGTACCCTTTTCGTTGATACTATTTACTAGTTGACCCCTAGTAATCTTTCTAAAAGGTTTATTAAATAATCCAAAACACAAAGCATCCAACATGGTTGATTTACCCGAACCATTTTGTCCTACTATTAATGTGGACTGACTATCATCTAGTTCAATTTCAGTCCATTGGTCACCAGTGGAAAGAAAATTCTTCCACCTCAATGTTTCAAATACGATCACTTAAATTTTGGTACGATTAGTTGGTTCTCTTTGATGATTGTGAATCGATAATCATAATTTACACAGTTCATGGCAATGATGTCAGGATCGACTTCCATGATTTCTAGTTCTTTGTCGCTGTCGTTTGCTTCTAATAAACCCATGTGTCTTGTAGCATCATCTTCTGATTCAAAGACAGTTACAGTTTTATGCTTTGATGCAGACTTTACAGCGTAGATTCCCCCTGTGTTTTTTTCGGTTAGTACAAACATTATAGTTCAGATGCCTCGACATAAAGTGACCTCATAACAGACTTAACATTGGACTTATCAACTTTAAGTTCTATTTCATCTATGTATGATTCAAGTAATGTCATAGTGTCCTCTGTTTCCAGAGTGCTATCCGAACATTCTAGTTCAGCACTGAGATCTTCAACAATCTTAAGATCTCCCAAACCTATATTTTGGAGTTGCTTGACCGCATAGTCAAACTTCTGGTAATCACCTTTCTCCTCTACTATAAGTTTTACGAATGATCCTTTGAGGTCTTCCGACTCTGGGATACTAACTCCGTTATTATAATACAGTTTATAAAAAATGTCAAAGGGATTCCTATAAAAAGTAGTTTTAAGAGTAGACGTGTCAAAAACATGAAACCCTCTTTTGCATCCGTAGTCATTCCAGTATAGTTGATAAGGATTACCTAAGTAAGATATATTACCCTTCGTTGATTTCTGATGATAGTGTCCACTGAAGACTCGTTTGAATTTATTGAAGAAGGTTCCGTCCATACCACTTTCCATAATATGACCAGGATGTGCTTCAAAACCATTGAGTTCTAGATGACCCATAAGCACAGGTGCTTTAGATCTTTGAACTGCTTCAAATACTTCAGACTTGTTATCATCACAAATCCAAGGCAACATTAGTATGTCAGTTCCATCATAACTCTTAGTTGTTGGTTTGTCAATAACATCAAAGTTATACTCACCTAAAATCTCATGAGGTGCATTTATCTTTAATGTATTCTTATAATATATGTCATGATTACCAATCAGCATAGTATGATTACATCCCAGTTTTATCAACTGGTCAAACCACATTTCTTTTGCTTCATCTAATGAATGGAAATTAATATACCTTCTCCTATCAAAAGTATCACCAAGACTTATAACCTCTTTGATACCTGATGCTTTAATAAAAGGTATTACAACCTTACTATAAAATCTTCTATAGTGATTGATAAAATGTTGATTGTCATTACGCACACCGAAGTGCTGATCCGTAATAAGTAGGATCTTCATGGGCGACGAGTTTTTATTTGTATATTATTCTTGATAGCATTATAATCGGTATTACCTGATCCGTCAACTGTAAAGATATCAGAGTAACCATACTTATCAATAATCTTATCCTTTATATCCATCTGTCTTTTTTCTTTAGCAATCCTACGAAGAAAAGCATAGTAAACTATTTGAGTAAAATAAGCAAAAGGGTTTTTACTTTTCTCTGGATTAAAATTCTTTATGTATTGTACACAGTTCTCATACCCATCAGCAATCATATCATCCTTGTACATGTAGTTAATAAAGTTAGGTCGGAATGATAAATGTGTAGCAATTTTGAGGAAACACTCACCTAAGTATTCATCGATTCGCGGTTCAGTTGTACCTGCTTTCTCTGCCTCTGCAACTTTATTTTTATACACAATAATAGACTCCAAAAACCTTTTGTTATCTACATAGTGAGGTTTTCTTTTCTTTGGAGTTGCAGGTTTTTTCTTGCCCTTAGTAGGATCTTTTGTAAGAACCTTACCCTCAGGATTAGGTTTTTTGCTAGGCATTTATTATTCTGTTGTGATATTTCATTATAGCATCACTTGACAAAAGTGTCAATATAATGTACAATAACACTGTAAGGGTTTAAGGGTTATTTTTAGTTTTATATATTTTCTCGAACATAGTTCTGTAGTCGTCAATATCTCCTATTAGTCCCATAGTTTTATCAGGGTCGATACGATACCCAGATGTCTTTGAATCTATTGGATCACCGCCCTCTGCCATAACAAATGCTTGGTATAACAATTTGATTTGTTTGCTCATAGTAGATACACAGATGATATCTTTTTCCCTAATCACATAAAAATCTTCGTCGGATAGTTGCTGCCATTTTATAAATCCCATACCCCTAGCGACTTTTGTTTCGCTGATAGGATTAGTGACAATCTCAACGCATAAAGGATCTTGTAAAAACACAAGAGATTCTTGATGGTCTTTTGTTATAACTGCTTTAGCGAGCACCTCGTCTCCACTGACCAGTTTAAAGATCCCATAAAATTCTTCTTCGTGTTTTATAAAGTTAATCATCCTTTTTTAGTTTTAGGTCTATGATTTCATAATCAAACTTTTCTTCATTATATACCTTTACTCTTTCCATCAGGTGATTTAACGTGTAGTTATTCCCCCTGTCTGTTGAGATATCATCAGCAATATCATATAGAAGTGCTTTTGATTTATTGTCTCCCTTCCGCAATACTCGTCCAATGCTTTGTAAATTACGAATACGAGATTTAGAAGGAGAAGCAAAGATAACATTATGTAAGTTACGAATGTTTATGCCTGTACTGAATGTACCATATGATGCAACAATAATAGCATTGTCTGAAGTCTCGGTCAGTTGTCTTATATCTTCCCGATCATCAGTGTCAACACCACCATGTACAAGATATACAGGTTGGTCTGTATCACTATTTATGAGATTAAATAAAGGAATCCCATGACGATCTACATAGTTAAAGAGTATCAGGGTGTTACCTTTGCAATCTTTTGCTAGGTTTTTGATAAACTTGTTTCTACCACTGTGTTCTACAAGGTAGTCAATCTCATCTTGATATCCTTCAAATAGTTTTTCTTCATGTTTTAATAAGATAACTTTTACTTTTAACTTGGCAACATGACCTTGCTGCATAAGTTTATTAGTCCTAGTTACTTGTGAACATCTACCAAACAAACCCTCTAGTACCAGTTGATTTACGTTAGCACCATCTAATGTACCAGTAAATCCTACACGATATTTACAATCATGTAACTTACTCATCAGTGTACTCAATGATTTTGCTTTAAATTGATGTGCTTCATCACCTATTACACAGTCAAATCTATCAAACCATTTCTTTGGTTCTTTGTATATTGACTGCCAAGTGGTAATCACTACTTCATGGTTCGTATATTTCTCTTGTCCTGCGTAAATTCTATGGCAATAAGAGGATGCTTTCCAACCATATGATTTAAAATCTTTATACATCTGTTCTACTAGAGAGGTAGTAGGAACAACTATCAATACATTTCTTTTTATATTAACATGGTATCTGACTAATGCATAGATCATCAAGGATTTCCCACTGGCAGTTGGCGACAATAGGAGTCGTCTGTTGTATCGTAGGCATTCGTATATTGCTTGATATTGGTAATCGCGAACCTTTACAGGAAGATGTAATGACTTCACAAACCCTGCAACACCTTCGGGAGTTATCAGATCGTTGATGTCATCGGGTGATCCGTAAAATTCATTCTCTTCTATCTCATATTCATACTTATTTTTCTTTGCCCAGTCAGTAAGATAGTCTACGAGACCACAATACAACTCACCTGTAGAAGGAGAGAACAAACGTATCTTACCATCCCATCCTCTATATCTTTTCGTCTTCTGCATAAACTTTGCAGACTCTACTTCAAACGTAAAAAAATCCGCCAACTCGTACTTGACGTGATCTGGTGCTTCTACTTTTAAATATACCTCATTCTTCTTTGCAATCTTGAGGTCCATCATTTGACTTAAGTCACTATATTATATAGTGTATCACTAGGAACCTTCTTTCCATTTAGTCCAATCTATTGCGTTTTTGATCTGAAAGTTTCTAACACTAATCTGTTTAATAACACTTTCCAAAAAGAATATTACCTGATCTAAGTAATCTATTTTATATTTTATTTTTCGGATATCTTCATCTGCCTCAATAAACATATTGATCTCTTCTTTAGTAGTAAGTTTGAGATCAAATGGCATGTCTTTATATACAGTAGCAGGTGCTTTACCTTTGTAATATAACCATTTCTCTTTAACTATTCTTTTATACTCTCCCTCCTTCTCTTTCTTCATCAAAGAAAAAGTATTAAAGTACTCCATGTACTTCTGATGTAATCTTGGTATCTTTAGAGACTCTTCACAATACAAGTCATCATCTATATTGCAGTCCTCTTTCCAGAGATTCTGCAGAGTTTCTAGATTCATACTCCTTGATCTTTATTACTTGCAAACCACTCTTTCATGGTTGTCTGATAACCTGACTGTCTACTCTTCTTTGGGGTTATCCCCTTCATCTTGTTGTAGTCGTTGTGCATCGCTTGGAGTAACCATGCCTGTGCTAGTTGCTGAGGTCCCTCTTTCAACAATCGGATTTGTGATTTCGATAGACCAGCCTTCATCTCCAAATACTCCTGTCTCCACGATGTGTGGGGTTTCTTGTCTGTCATTCTCCTCCCAATCAGATACAATTTTTTCTGCTTGACGATCAACGTTGTCCATCGTCCTTAGTATTTTACCATCAATCCACATTTTATGCAACCATTCGATAAAACCTGTAATCAAATGATTTAATGGAAAGGGTTGTTTCTTTGCCCACCTACTAGATTTAGTATACCAGTTATCTTTGCCACCCCAGTGATGCTCAAAGTTATACTGAAATTTCATCGTCTTGTTTGTGTGTTAACGTTTCTTATTTCATAAAGTAAATACTTGAACGTTACACTTGCTGTCATAAACTCATTATCTGTTGATGTAACATTGAAGTCTAGTGTACTAAGATTTGTGGGAAACATATCTTTAAACACTACATCAAAGTTTGTAATATTATTATTGTTTAATACTTGTAAAGTGCCATCAGAAACTTTGAAGTCCTGAGTGCCTATTACATCACTATTACTATTTACCCAGTCTCTCCTTTCTTGTATAGTATCAGGTGTACCTAATGCACGAATCCAGTTGTGCAACTCCATATAATTTCTTAAGTCTTCATCAACAATAAAATCTATATTTAATTCTGAGTATTGAATATTACCTTCTAATGGAACAGTAACGAATCCTCGTGTAGGTATTGCAATATCACCCAAACTAATTTCGGGTATGGATGCTCTCTGACACAAAAAAGATGCCTTCCTTGCTTTATCCAATAGAAAAACAAATCCTATTGGAGACAAGAAGTTCTTGTTTGTTAGTTGGTCTTGATACCAGTTAGACATTTTATGCGTTTATATTTTCTAACCATGATGTAGATATGTATTTTTCACCTGACAGTGGAGGATTACCTCTATGAACATGAGTAAACCCTGCTGGCCATATTAAAAACTGACCTCTCTTAGGTTTAAATCTCAACGATTGATATAGAAACTCAGTTTCACCACCTTCATCAACATCATTAAGATACATCATCGTTGCAAGTATGCGTCGATTAGTTCCCATAGAACCATCTTCTGAATGCCATGCATGATATCCTTCACTTGGTAGTGTTCGCTGTACATTTAGATATACTTGTTGATATCTAAAATGTAATAGTTGCTCATACTTGTCAACATATTCTTCCAGACATGCACCAGTGATAGCATTATATTCTTTCATGTAAACATAACCTGCGTTATGATCTACCATGAAGTCTTCTGTAGCAAGACATGTATCTTTACGAGCATGTGCTTTACGCTCTCTGCCAAATAAACCTTTACGTTTAAATGTAGATCCAATTTTGTTTTGATAGTTCCAATAGTCAATCAAAGGTTGGGTATTATATTCAGTATCAAAGATACCAATAAAACCCTCATATCTAATGTCAGAAATCATATTAAAAAGTCATACAATGCTATTTAGTCACGTTGTCTCCAATCATCTGATCTGTCATTCTTAAACCAATCTGCTATATCTTCTGCACCACCGAAACCCTTTTTGTGTTTCCTTGGATCCGAGTCTCCTATATCCAAGTACTTAAGAAAAGTTGAGTCAGGATCCGTTGCTAATCTCCTTGCTGAACTCAGCATTCCTCTTGCTGATGTATTTGCTTTTGATAGTTTCTCTGCCCATATCATATCTTCTAAACTTACTTCTTGATCTGCTGCGATTGATTTGCAAATACCTTCTAACCGAAGGCGATATTGGGTAGATAACATATGCTAATGAGTATGATTAATATGATTTATACTACTTCTAAATTAGGAGGGTGGTTGGGTTTCTGTTTGCCAACAATACAAGGGCATTTCTACAGTTTAGAAATTCTTGTATGCCTGAGACCTTCTTGGTTGAGAAGTTCTACCCTGCGGTAGCGAGCACCACCTCTGCCTCATCACCTTAACCAGACCAATGCCAGTAAGTTTATTCAGTCACACCCATTGTTGCGTCCAACAAATATATTATAGCATAAAAAAAGAGGGTGTCAACACCCTCTTTAAAAGATAAGCAATATTGCCTATTACATTAGGTTTGCAACCTGTACTCTTCTGTAGTACTTATTGCTGTTAGCACTAAGTGCACCAGAACCTTGAGTAAGTCCCTGAGCGAATGGGTTAGATACCATACCGTAACGAGTCTTGAAACCAATTTTTGGTTGGAAGGTGTTAGGGTTGATTGCTCTAACTTGCTGTAATGGAACGTAAGGACAGTAGAATAATCCTGCGTCATAAGGTGATGTACCTTTGTATCCAGTAACATAGAAGTGCTTGTCTGCTACGTTTGCTGAATATGGGTCAACATAAACCTTGATACGTCCGTTAAGTGTACCAACAAGAGTTGATGAAGTATCGTCTACACCAGTTAGAGGGTTGTTACCCTGTAGTCCTGGAGCGTAGTCTAGAACTCCTGCCATACCTAGAGCAGATGCAACGTCTGCAGAGCAGATCATGATGTTGCCCTTCCCGCGACGAGTTTCCTGTCCGATAGCGTTAGCGTCTCTTTCAATCTGGAATAATAGTCCCTTGAACTTCTCAACTGACCATCTACCATTTGAGTCAACGTCTAGGTCAAAGATACCTGCAGTAGAAGTGTTGTTCTGTGCACCTTTTACAGCGTTTGTGTAAATGGTTCTAACAACTTCTCTGTTGATTTCAGCAAGGATCTCTGTTGACAGAATGTTTGACAACTCTTGCTCGGCATCAAGACCATGAATCGCTTTCAAGTCTTGAGCAAGTTCGATGCTGTACTCTGCCTTTAGTGCTCTTGCCTTCGCTGTAACGGTTACTTTCTCGATTGAGAAACCCATTTCTCTGAAAGCAGTGTTAGATGCACTGTCATCTAATGCTTCAACAGTTGATGTTGACATACCTGCAGCGTCACCAGTCTGTTCATATGTACCTGCAGAGGCATCGTTAAGAACAGCAGGGTTGTTACCTTCTGCGTCGTTGTTTGCTGAACTTGAGGCACCTGGGTCGTAGGATGAACCTGCACCACCAGAGAAACCTGCGTTTGGTTCGTTGAAGAATGCTTCATCGTAACCTGATGCGTTAGGATCTCTTTCGGAACCGTAGTTAGTTCTCATTGCAAAGATAAGTCCTGTAGGACCTGTCATTGGTTGAACACCTGCAATATCATATGCAATAAGCATAGGCATTGATCTTCTGATCAATGAGATTAGAACAGGGTCGAAACCTGCAACTGGACCTGTTGCTGTAGAAGCACCAGTATATCCTGTTGTTTGTAGAGTCTCAGAAAGGATTTGTCCTTCTTCGATCTGTGCTTTTTCTTGGTTTTCTAAGAGTTGTGCAACAACACCTTTCTTGTAAGTGTCACCGATCTCAGGGAGAGCGTCGTGATTCAGAACGGGTGCCCACTTCTCTTGTAGTTTTTGTACAGTCATTTGTACTTTTATCTCCTTTTGAAGTAGTAATTTTGTTTAATTATTTGGACCAACGAGCGATTGCATCAACGTATTTCGACATTGTGCCACTTGTTGTAGATTCGACAAGGGGTTGTGATGCTTCTTCGGTGGGTTCGCTTGCAGATTCTGCAATCTCGGCCTTCCTAGTGAAGTATGATTCCTTAATCGTTTCGACTTTCTTGCGGAAGTCTTCTTCATTTTCAAACTCAACACCCTCTGCTAATGATGCTAACTTCTCCTTTTGGGTTTCTGCTAGACCAACAGCGCATTCGTTCACGATCTCCATTTTAACAAACTCTCCAATTCTCTTATTCAAAGATACATTGGATTCGACTGTTTCGTTGAGTTTCTTTTCCATTTCATCTAACTCTCCAACCATACCGTCAAGTAGATTGAATTTTTCCTCAGGAACACTAAAGTTGTGATCTAAGAAAAGATCTTTTAGACCGTTGAAGAATGATTCACTCATCTCAGTCTTAATACCGTGCTCTACTTGGAGACTATTCTCTTTCATCCAAGTTTCAGCAGCATAAGATAAGTAGTCATCAACCTTCTCGGCTAATTCTGTTTTGATTTTCTCTACCTCTTCGGTTAGAGATTCTTCAAATGCTTCTTGCAACGCTTTTACTTCGTTGTTCACTTTTTCTGTGACCACTGCCTCGAAGATTGTTACTGCTTTTGCTCTGAACTCTTCTGATAGTTCTTCACCTGCGACAAGAGCGTCAACATCTTGAGTAAAGTCGTACTTGGTTTCAGTGATTGCTTCTTCTTCATTTTCTGCGTCCTCCATTTTAGCGGATGCTGCACTTGGTTTGGTGGATAAAGATTTAGATCCTTCGTGTTTTACTGCACCTGCAGCAGAAGCACCTGCATTCTTCGTTCCTTTCGCACCTTCCATGGAATCAGTGTTGACATCGATGATTTTCGCAGCACCACCTTTCGATGTATCGATTGGTTCGCCTGGTTTTGCATCTTTGTTAACCGCAGTTTTAGATTGGGTAGTGCCTTCGGTCACTTTTTCCATATCATCAAGATTTTTTTCGAGGGTCTCAGCCATTGTTTGAACTCCGTTTTGCTTTAAGCGTTGTCTGTATTTATTTATAAATCAAAGACCCTTTAGAAACTTCTCGAACGCGGAAACTTTGCGTTCTTGTAAGTTTATCAGAGTTGCTTGATCTATTTCGTCTTTGATTTGTGCAACAGCAGACTCTTTAAGTATGCCATTATCCCAAATCCATTCTTTTCCTTCCATGATACCATCCACAAATGCGTCAGGTGCTGAAGGATCTGCAACTATATCTGCTGCAGTTGCGAGCATGAAGTCATCCATAACGACATTGCAGTTCTCTTCTTTACGAATTGAACCCATGCCACGGGATGATACTCCTAATTTTACGCCCTCGTCTAGCAGTGACTTGGCGATTTTACCTGATGGTGTATCAAGTAATTTTGCTCTACCAATAAAGTTATTACCCTCTTCTTTCAAAGAAAGTATTTTGTGTGACACACGATCCAAGTTAATGGATGGTCCGTCAGGATGACCTAGTTCTCCAAGGGCACGCCCTTTTTGAATGTAGTTCTCGCTATATTTATTGACTTCGTTTTGCAAAGTCTTAAATGGATACATTCTATTGTTACGGTTTTTTAGTTCCGCTTGCAAGAATACACCTTCAATGAAGTAACTCTTCTTGCCATCTTTCTCTTCAGCGAGAAAGTCAACAGTTGTAATTTCTTCAGCGATCAGTCTCATCGTTTGGTTCCTCTATTGGTTCTTGTTCGGCAGTAGGTGGATCAATAGAAGAAGGTGCTGTATCAACAGGTTCTTCTTCTGAGGTTTCAACATTACCTTGTGTTGGTTCTGGTGGTGCCTCAGTACCGTCAGGTAGATTATCTGCAACTTCATCTGCAGCATCCTGTGCGGTATCACCTAAATCAAATCCCATAGTCTTTGCAAACTCAAGTTTTCTTGCTTGGATTGCATCGTATGATATTGCTGCTAAAGCATCTTGAACTGAATCAACTGCTTTTGCTTTTTCGTCGCCAAAGATTTGGTCAACGATTTGTTTTGCTTGGTCACTTGCCATAATAACTCCTACTGTATACTATTTAGCATTTAGATCTCCCCTCTGCGTGCATCGCCAGGTTCAACCTGCGGAGCATCACCGTTTGGTGCTCCATTTACGCCCTCAGGTGGGGCTGCATTAGGATCCATAGATGGATCCATTTCTGCTGCAGGATCAGGTATAACACCAGATTCAAGTTCAGTTTCAATTTGCTTGTCAATTTCTTTGATCTCCTGTGCAGTTTGTTTTAGAACCTGTGTTCGTATGTACTCTACTGAGAAGTACTTACCAACATAAGGATCCATTACATTGACTTGATTCATTCTTTCATTACGGATCTCAATCTCCTTAAGTTCTGTAAAGTAGTTGTCAGCAATGTAATCATATTGGATATGTTCTTTCATATCCTCCCACTCTTCAAGTGAGATAACACCTTTTAAAATAAGTTGAGTTTTTAAAAGATCATGAAATAGTTCACTGAATCTCTTGCGGAGACGTGCAATGAACTTTTGAAACTTTACTTCATCTCTAGTTATTTCTGCAGCACGACCTATGTTAAAGGTAGTTTCTGTTTCTAACCTTGAGGATGGAACATTGAGTGCCTTGTAAAGTTTCTTTTGGAAGTACTTGACATCCTCAAGTTCTCCAAGATTTTGTCCACCTGGGAGCGTAGTGATCTCAGTACCTCGTCCTCCTTCTCGTCTGGGTAACCAGAAGTCTTCGAGCATGGACATGAATTTTTTGTCATCTTTGATTTCTCCAGTGTTGGCATCATAGACTAACTTGTTTCTGTACCTACCCATAACTTCACGAAGGTATTGCTCCGCTTTGTTTTTAGGTAAGTTACCAACGTCGATATAAAATATACGACGTTCTGGTGCTCTACTCAGTCGGTAAATGACCAGAGAGTCTTCGATCATACGGAGTTGGTTAACTGCCTTGATCGCTTTGTGTAGGTGCGAAAGCACCATGTTCTTATTGAGATCCTGTATACCAGAATGGCAATAAGTGATAGAATCAGGTGCAATTTTGATTCCCTGATTACTTGCATTACGCAATCCTTTTGCATTGTATAGGTAATACGATGCAGAAGATGTCATTAACTGTTGGTTTAGATCTACTTTACCTTGTAACTGTTGCGGTTTCTTCGCTTCATACTCAGTAACTTTACGGATCTTACGAGGATCTATATATCTTATTTCGTTTAAACCTGCTGTTGGATTAGCGGGATCGATTACCTTATGATAAAATAATCTACCATCAACATACCAACGACGGAAGATTTCATACGATCTGTTTTCAAAGTCAAGCAGACGGAGTATTTCATCAAACTCCTCCCGCATTAACTTCTTAATTTTATCTGATACTTTGAGATTAGATAACTCTAGTTCGACTGGTACGTCATCAAAGTTACCACATATCGTTTCATTAACGACATCATCTACTGCACTGTCACATTCTGGTTGGAGAACCATCTCACGATAACGTGTGATTAGTTCATATTCATTACGAATAGTCCCATCAAAATCAACAGAATACCCATAGTACCCGCCACCGACAATCGGTTGCGAGCCATCCATACTATCCTTCTGAACAAAAGAAGGTCCCTTTGGAACCTTCTTTGCTCTCTGGAGTGAAAATCCGAAGAGTTGAGACATTTTATACTATAGTCTTATTGGTCCTACCTTATTTAGGTGCTTTCTCTACTAACCTTTTTTGGGTCCTCTGTTAGAAACTTGCCAGTATTGTACTTGCATCTCTACAGTGAACTCTTCGATTGCGTCATTGCTTCCGAAGTCTAGATCAATAGCGGAAATATTTGTTGGAAATACGTCAACGAACCTATACTCTCTTAGGACTTGATGCGGTATACCTACAGCACCTTGACTTGCAGTTTTTACTTTACCTGCTGTAGCAGTACTTACGTCGCTTGTGTTTCTATCTAACTGAGAAACAAACATATCAGCATAGTAGTTTTGGATATTTGTACCTGCTGTGGTAACGTTCTGAGCATACGCTTGGATGGATTCTGTCCACTTTTCAAAAGCATCTCTTAGTCTGAAGTTCTTGTCATTCATTATAGTGATAGTCCAAGGTTCAAAAGTACGATCTCCCGCGATCTTTAGAACTCTTCCTCTATAAGGAACTTCAACTGTGCCTAACTGTGTAGCAGGTAGGTTTGCTGCTTTTACTGTGAATGTTCCTAGATCTTTTAGTCCTGCTTGATCAGTAAATGTGCTAGGAAAGTTTAAGTCACACTTGAACAGATTAGGTCTTGCGAAATCTGTAGCGACTTTTGATTTAAAGTCTGAAATACTTGACATGTTAAAATCTCAATAAAAATACGCCTTGTCCTATTATTTAGAACAAAGCGTATTTTCAGCGCGTTTTTTTGTAAATTAGTTAGCGACTTCCGAGAATGAAACTCCAGTTCTTGTTGCTACGAAGGTTAGTGTAATGTAGTTAATAGTTCTTGTTGGTTTAACAAAGATCTCTGCATTAAACTCTCCTCTATCTACGGACTCAGGTGGGTTGTTGCTGTCGTCACACTTGACTAAGAAGTCTGTAACTCCTCTACGTCCTTGTACATCACGGAGATATGGTTCAACAATGTTAAGGAATAATCCTCTTTGTGCCTCATCATTCTGCTCGAAGAGTTGTGCCTTAGCAGCACCTGAGATAACTCTCTCGATTGTTAAGAATAAGCGTCTTACATTGATTCTATCGAATGCGGATGCAAATCCTTGAGCAGTCTTATCACCGAATAGTACGATACCTTGACCAGGGAATGAAACAACAGGGTTGATTCTAGCAGAGTATAGTCTGTCACGTTGTGACTTGTTAGGTGTGTATGCTAGTTTAATAGCATTTCTAACAATACCTCTTTGGAATCCTGCAGGTGAGAACCATGGTTCTGCAACTTCAGTTGTCTGTAGACATAAACCTGCGATGTCACCGTTAGCAGGAACGTATCTGTATACATCATTGTACTTATCATAGATGTACTTATATCCAGAATCGAACACAATGTATGAACTTGAAGGTAACTGATCAAAGAATGAAATTAGGTTATCTGTCTGAGTTGCTGCACTTGATACACCAACTAAGTCTGATCTTTTTGGTGATACAAATAACATACAGTCTCTTCTTTCATCTACGATTGCTGCTAATGCAGTAATCTTAGCAAGTGCTGCAGCATCGTCTGCTCCAGATGGTCCTGTTAAAATAAAGTCGATTGTTTGTGACTCAGGATCTTCTAGTAGACTGTATGCTGTTGTAACGTCAGGTTGTGTAACTGCATAGTTACCACCTGATACTGTATAGTCAGCACCACTTTCTAATCTATAGTAGTATGTTGAGTTTCCTTTAGAACCAACTGTGGTTGCACCTGCAGGATAGTCAGTAGAACCTGCTGAACTTAGTAGTAGATCGAAATTAGTAGTTCCTACTAATCCGAATGTACCAGTACCACTGTCTACATCAAATAAACCTGTCTCGTGCTCACCCCAATAGACGTACTCAGACTTCTGCTCTATAACATCAACATAGAAGTTTGTTTCTCCTACAGATGATTTAGCATCAGATGCTTTTGATACCCCGATGAATCTTTCAAGTAATGTTCCTGCATTACCTGTAATCTTACCATCTATATCAATAACCAAGATGTGCATTTCATCTCTGAATCCACCTTGACCAGTTACATACTGAGAAGTACCAGGTCTAGTAGCAACGTTTACCCACTTCTGTGAAGGTAAATACTCTCTTTCATCATACTCAACTCTTACTGAACTGATTGAAACAGCAGTAGAGTTTGTATCTGTAATGCTATCTGCTGCAGCAAAGTCGATACTTCCTTTATCCTTAACGATATATACTCTTCTCTCGATACCAGATGTGCCGATTACAGCAGTATTAGAACCTTGAGTAATAGTCTGACCATCAGCAATGATACCAGTAATACCACCAGAAGGCATTGCGATTTCAAGTTTACCGTTGTCAGCATCATATGCTACTACAGTAACTGCTTGTGCAGAACCAGAAATACTAATTGTAGTTGATACTCCAGGAACGAATGATCCTACAACAGATCCAACTGTTAATAATACGCTATACTTTAAGACTTTACCCGCAGCACCAGATGATGCACTGACTGCTTCAGTAGAAACAAACTCGTGATCGTTACCTGATCCAGGAGCAGGAACTACAGCAATATGATCAGCACCTGCGTCTGTCACGAATATGCCGATTGAGTTTCCTTTAGTACCAGGTGTTCTTGCTGCCCACTTCCATGTGTTAGAACCGTTTAGGTATGTTGTTTCGTAGTCTTGTTGATTTTTAATCTTAACTGCAGTACCTGTGTTAACTGCATTTTTTAGTGCTGAACTGTCCGTGCGAACTGTTTTAAGTACTCCACCGTATGATAGGAACTGCGCTGCAGTATACCAAAACTCGTAGTTGTACTCGTTTGGTTCACCGAAAGTTGCTACAAGTTCTTTTTCAGATCCGATGTCCTTTATCTCTTCAACAGGACCTAGTTCAAAAGGTGCTGCAATAACTCCAACATTCGCTGTAGTCAGGGTAGTGATAGTGGTCAGATCTCTTTCCTGTATAACAACTCCAGGACTAGAT